TTAGCAGTTGACAGTATAGTTGAAGCAGGGAATCATTATAAGCTCCGTTGCCCTATGGATGGTGAGTTTAAAATCGGAGAAAACTGGAGTGAAACCCACTAATTTAAATAAACAAGATTGGGAAATTAACCCTCATAATTATATTCAAAATGAAGACGGCTCTTTTGTTCTTAAAAAAGACGGTACCCCTAGAAAAAAAGCAGGTAGACCTCTTGGTTGTAAAGATACTTTAGAACAAAAAGTAACTAGATTAAAGAAAAAAGAAGCACAAATAAAAAGACTTGTAAAAGACGTTCAACAACGTTCTTTAGATTTACCTGCACATAAAAGAAATAGCTCTACAATTCCTTTTGGGTATACCCTTAATTTCTATACTCAAAAATTAGAACCTGTCGAAAATGAATTAGAAGCTTTGAAAAAAGTCGAGGAAAATATTCTTAATGGTCACTGCTCTCTTAGAGAAGGAACAGCATATTTGTTAGAAAAAACTAAAAGATATTTATCTGCTCCGGGACTAAGAAAAATAATGCAGAAAAAATATGGTAAAGATTGTTGTTCACAAAGTAAAGAAAAAGGGTGGCTTTATATTGTTGAGTCACTTTCTATTCCGGGGTGGATAAAATTTGGAAAATCTATTAACCCTGAAAAAAGATTACAACAATACAATGCAAATACTCCTTTAAAAGATTATATACTAGTAGAGGTTTGTCCTTGTTCAAATATGAAAAAGGGAGAAAAAGTTATTCTAAATGTAGCTTCTTTTTTTGCTGAAGAAGAAAAAGGAGAATGGAAAAAAATAAATAAAAAGTTAGCTTTAGATATATTTCAAACCTATCACAAAAAATATGAAACCAAGTAAAAAAGATAGAAAAAAATTTGATTTAGATTTAGAATATGGGCAAATAAGAGAAGATAAAGTTGCCGGTATATTTTCTAAAGCAAAGATAGAAGTAAAATCAGAAAGGGACCTTTGGCAACAGACAGGTAATATAGCTATTGAATATGAGTGTTGGTCTAAACCATCAGGAATAAGAGCTACAGAATCTGACTATTGGTTTCACAACTTATGCATAGGGGATAATGAATATTGTACATTAGTTTTTAAAACAGACGTACTTAAAAAGATTGTAGACAAGCTAGATTATTTTAGAACTGTTTCCGGTGGAGACAATAATGCTAGTAGAATGTATCTTGTAAATCTACAAAAACTTTTTTCTTCTGATGTTATAAAAGCTTTTAAGGAGCTAGAAGATGAAGAGAACAATTGATACTCTTGTCAATGACATCTATAAAGTCATAGAGCCACTAACAGAAAATAAGAAAATAAATGTTTCTGATGAGGACATTGAAACCTTCGGCACTGCTATGAAGGAAGCTTTTAGGCACTGGGCTTTACCGGAGCCTAGAAATGGAGATAAGCTTCGTATGTCTAATATAGGTAAACCTGCACGTCAACTTTGGTTTGATTTGAATGCAGAAAAAGAACCTCAAAAGTTAGAACCTCATGTGATGATTAAGTTCCTGTATGGTCACTTATTAGAAGAAGTTTTATTATTTCTTGTAGAACTTGCAGGTCATAAAGTAACTAACCAACAGAAAACAGTTGAAGTAGAAGGCATCAAAGGACATATGGATTGTGTTATTGATGGTGAAGTTGTTGATGTAAAGACAGCATCCGGTTTTGCATTTAAAAAATTTAGAGATGGGACATTACAAAACGATGACCCTTTTGGTTACATATCACAATTGACAGGATACGAACATGCAGAAGGTACAAACAACGGAGGCTTTCTTGTTCTTAATAAAGAAACTGGAGAGATAACATTATATAAACCTACAGATTTTGATAAACCAAATATTGTAAATTCAATAAAGAATATTAAAGCTACTGTTAAAAAGAAAAAGCCACCTATGTTTTGTTATCAACCTTTACCGGAAGGTAAAGCAGGTAACTTTAAACTTCCTCGACCTTGTACTTACTGTGCACATAAGTTTGAATGTCACAAAGATGCAAATGAAGGAAAAGGATTACGTGTATTTAAATATGCAAAAGGATTAACTTATTTTACTGACATAAAGTCAGAGCCAAAAGTAGAGGAGATGAAAGTTGAGTGGTAAGCAACACAAAAAGATAAGAAGAAAAACAAAAGAATTAATGTGTGACTGGTTAGAAAACTATGTCCCTGAAGATGAGTTTAAAAAATCAAATGTAAATCCTAAAAACATTTTAAAATTTGTACCTCCTGATACACACGTATATGCAAACAGACAATTGCATTTAAGTGCATGGAGTTATAAGTGGATAATCAAAAGATTGAAACGTGTAGATATTGATAAGTTGAATGAAGTAACTATTGAAGATTTAGGATTTAATAAAGATGGCTAGAAGAGTCCCTAGAAAACCAAGACCAAAAAAGATTGGAGTACCTAAAGGGTATGACAGTATTTGGGAGTATGACATTCACCAACAAGTATTAGGTGACTGGAAACATCACTATGACACTATTCAATATGTCATACAACATAAATATGAGCCTGACTTTGTAAAAGTTATTGATGGTAAGACAATCTTACTAGAAGCTAAAGGTAGGTTTTGGGATTATATTGAGTACAGTAAATATGTACATATAAGAAATGTGCTACGAGAGGACCAAGAGTTGGTATTTTTATTTCAAAAACCATACTCTGCTATGCCCGGAGCAAAGGTTAGAAAAGACGGCACCAAAAGAACTCATGCTGAATGGGCAGAAACAAACGGGTTTAGATGGTTTAGTGAAGAAACATTACCGGAGGAATGGAAAAGTGCCAAGGATTAATTATAAATTTAATGAAGATAAATTATTACAAGAACTTAAAAAGTATATTGATGTTACTTATGGTCAACATTATGCATCTGATAAATACCAAGCAACCGATGTTATCATTGATTCGGGTCATGGCGAGGGCTTTTGTTTGGGTAACATAATGAAGTATGCAAAACGTTATGGTAATAAAGAAGGTAAGAATAGAAAAGACTTAATGAAAATTTTACACTATGCTATAATAATGCTTAACGTACATGACATGGAGAACAAGTAATGGTTGAAGATAAAGTTGGACCAAAAGAATACTTAGGAATCAAAATTAATTACGACAATGAAAAGAGGCTAGATAAGTTTAGTCTTGATACATTGAGAGATAGATATTTTACAGGAGAAGAAACCCATGCCCAAGAAGCATTCGCAAGAGCCTCAGTCTTCGGAGCCACCTATAAAGGTCAAACAGATTTTGAATTGGCTCAAAGACTTTATGAGTACAGTTCCAAATGTTGGTTCATGTTTAGCACTCCTATACTTAGCAACGGAGGAACCAGTCGTGGGCTTCCTATTAGCTGTTTCCTTAATTATGTTCCTGATAGTCGTATTGGTTTGTCTGCTCATTACGATGAAAATATATGGTTGGCAAGTTCAGGTGGAGGCATCGGTGGATATTGGGGAGATGTTAGGTCTAACGGTGTATCTACTACTCACGGTAGCAAGTCTACTGGTTCAATCCCCTTTATGCATGTGGTAGATTCTCAGATGTTAGCCTTTAATCAAGGGGTAACAAGACGTGGAAGCTATGCAGCTTATATGGATATTTGGCATCCTGAGATTGAAGAGTTTATAAATATGCGAAAAGAATCCGGAGGAGATATAAATCGTAAGTGTTTGAATCTTCACAATGCTGTTAATGTCAACAAAGAATTTTTAAAAGCTGTAGAAGAAGATGCAGACTATAGATTGGTTGACCCAAAATCTAATGAAGCTGTAAAGGTTGTTAATGCTAGAGATTTATGGTGGCAACTTATCAATGCTAGAGCAGAAACAGGTGAGCCTTACATTGTCAACATAGATAACTGTAATGATGCTTTACCACAAAAACAAAAAGACTTAGGACTAGAAATTAAACAAAGTAATTTATGTTCCGAGATAACTTTACCTACTAATGACGAGAGAACAGCAGTGTGTTGTTTGTCTTCAGTTAATTTACAGTACTTCGACAAGTGGTCCAAGAATGAACAGTTTATAGATGATTTAATAACGATGCTCGATAATGTTATACAACACTTTATTGATAACGCTATCGACACTACACAACTTGGAGAATACAATGCAAATTTTAAACGCTTTAAAAAGTATATCAAAGAAGGTAAAGAAGGCTTTACTAGAGCTGCCTACTCTGCTTACAGAGAGAGGTCGTTGGGTCTTGGAGCAATGGGCTTCCATGCGTACCTTCAGCAAAACAACATACCTTTTGAAGGTATCT